TGCCGTTCTCCAGCACCAGCACCTTGCCGCGGTTCTCCCCCGACTGCGCCGCCTGGTACGACTCCCGAAACACCTTCTTCGCCTCGCTGTCCTTGAACGACCCCGGAAACTCGATCCAGCCGCCGGTGGGTTTCGCGTCGTTGGCAAAGAAGCGCGCACCGTAGTCCTGCGCGGCCAAGGCCATGCCCAGACTCTCACGGGCCAGGTCGATCGGGCTCATGCCCATCAAGCCATCCGACGACAAGCCACGCAGATGCCAGATCTCCCCGCGCGGCAGAATCGTCTCTACCCCGAGCCGATCGGTCACCCGATACCGGTAGTCCCCCGATGGCGTCAGTTCCATCCGGATCCGGTCCGGGTGGATCGGCACCAGTTCCAGAATCTCGCCCCGACCGTTGTCGACGATCCGGTTGTACGCATTGCCCCGCAGCGCCAGATGCCCCTGCAACATCTCCCGCCACTCATACGGGTTCTGATAGCGGTTCGGACGCTTCGCCAATAAACGATACAACCAGTGATCGGTCACCCGATCCTTGCCCCCATCCGCCCGTTGCCGGTAGAGCACGAAGGGCAAGGCGGCCATCGTCTCGGCCAGAATGCGCACGCTGGCGTATACCCGCCGCCAGGCGCAGCGCGTTGTCTGCCGACACCCGCATCCCGCTGGACGTGCGCACCGTGACGGGTTCGAACCAGAAGTCGCCCCATTCAGAGCGATCAGCACTGGCCCGCCAGCGGCTGAAGAAACTCAACAAACCCATCAAGCCTCCTCGCGAATCGGCAGATGCGCGACCAGCGCCAGCACCTTGGCCGCGTTGCTCGTCCCCACCACCACCTTGATCGCATAGTCGTGATCGACGAGCCCACCCTTCACCGGTACCAACACCGTCCTGGATTCGGCGCCGAACGTGGCCACCCCGTTCAACACGTCCTGCGGCGTCGGATCGACCCCGAGCGCCGTACGCACACTTGTCGTGATCATCCCGGCCAGCGTCTCGCCGGTGTCGAGCGCCGGCGAGAAGTCATAGGTCAGCACGACGGCCTCGGCCGGATCGATCGGATCAACGCGCATACGTCACCGTCAAATTCCGGGCCGCACGGGTCACCGTGAACAGCCGGGCAGATCTCGTCACCGTAAAGTTCCCGGTGCGGGTGACACGGAAACGCGGATCACCGACAAGAACGAGCCAGAATCGCCACAGCGAAAGCAACATCGCGCTGACCTCGGTTAGGCAGCCAGGCGCGCGGCGACGACCGCCGCGCACGCGTTGGCCTCAGCCTCGCTCATCGGCACGAACCCGGCCTGGTCCGGGTGCCATTCCTGGTACACCCCACCCACCCGATACGCCCATTGCCCGGCCCTGACCGCGAAGACCTCGATGTCCATATCGCCTCCTCAGCCAATCACCATCGCCCGGAGCAGTTCGTTGCGCGACTGCTGCTGGCAATACAGGAAAGGAATCACCGTCGCCCCGTCCCGGTACGGCACGATCATCAGCTTGTCGCCTTCGACCGCCGTCGACTGCGGATAGACGTTGGTCGACCACGGCTCCAGAACGTTGCGTGCGACGTCGAAACGGAAGAAGCGCCCGGTCGCTTCCTTCATCACATAGATGCCGCCATTGAAATCGACACTGCACGAGCCGGTCGTGAAGGTCTCCATCGCGTTGCCGTATTGCGTGCCGACGTTGATCCAGGTGTTCCCCGCGAGGTCGTAGATTTCGAGGTTGGCCGTGGCGCTCGCCCGCAGGCTGTAGAGGTAGCGACCGTTCTGCCGGAACTGCGTGCCGTTCTGCAGCAGCGCCTTGCCTTGCGCCCCCGACCAGTCGGCGTCGGGCACGCCATGGATCCAGTCGGCGGTGAAGCCGGCGCCCGGCGCGCCCGCGCGAGCGGTCGCCGGGGCGAGCGTGCTCCAGGTGTTGCCACTGATCGAGTAGCGATACAGGGTGACCGCGGCATTGCCCAGCAGGTACAGGAAATCGTCGTTGCCTTCGAGGCAATAGGCGGATGTGGCATCCGGCGTGACCGTCCAGGCCGCAGCGACGGTCAGCGCGCTCGCGGTGTTGCTGGCGACGGTGCGCACCTGACCGGCGCCGGTGCCGCCGGTGATGCGTAGCTGAGCGTTCGTCCAGGCGTTGACGAGCCAGGTCTTGCCGCTGTGGTTCAGCGTCGTCGCGGTATTGCCGCCGGTGCTGGTACCGGTGTCGAACGCCCCTTCGGCGCTGCCGGTGCTGATCAGTTGCCCGCTGGTGCCCCAGGCGGTCGGCATGCCGGTCACACTCTTCGCCGTCCAGGCGTGGGTCGCACGGTCGTAGACGGCAAAGCCGACCGCGCTGCTGCCGGCGTTCCAGAACCACAGCGACCCCGACCAGACTCGGAAGGTCGTGGTCGCGTCGAACGCGACCCCACTGGCGGGCGTGACGGTGAGCACCGCGTTGGCGCCGAGCGTGTTGCTGGCGATGGACCCTTCGTAGCCCACCCCCGTCCCCGCGGTCACGCGCACCTGGCAGCCGCGCAGGTCGCGCACGATCGTCCGGTTGGTACTCATGGTCGTCGTCGTGCCGCCGGTCGCCGTCTGATCGAGCGATCCACCGAGCAGGCCGAGGGCCACGAACTCGCCACAGGCGCCGGCGCCGAAGGTGCCCGCAATCCCCGAAGCGGGCAGGGTCAGCCAGGCGTCCTGTTCGGGGGCGTAGTGGTAGAGGGTCGAGGCGCTGAAGACGGCGTACCCGCAGTCATTGGCCGGCATCGTCCCCGTCTTGTCGCCGGTCAGGAAGGCCCCGGCCGCGGTACTCGACGGGCAGGGCGTGCACAACTCCCAGGCCTTGCGGTGCAGCAGTTTGCGCAGATGGTTGGCTGTCGGCATCGGTCTAGCTCACGAGGATGTGGTGATAGAGGCGGGCCGCCCCGAGGTCCGAGAAATGCCACGGTTCCAACATCCGGGACACCAGGCGCGTCCCCAGGCCATCGCCGACCGCGCTGACGGTGAAGCCGTTATAGGCGGTCGTGGTGTCGTAGTCGGCGGTGGTGACCAGGGCGGCGGCGAGCCGCTCGCCGGTGGTCAGCCGCGGCATCTTTTTGAGCATCGCCGAGAGCAGGGTCAGCATCGTGTCGTTGAGTTCCTGGACCGCCGCCAGGGTGTCCTGCTGGGCGAGCAACAGGGCCTCGCCGGTCTGCGGATCGACGGGCACGACGGCCTGCATGTGTACGGTGTCGGCGCCGTCCAGACGGGTGAAGGTGTCGACGATGCCGGCGGCGTTGGGTAGATCGATATGGCTCATGCGATCGGTCCTGAGTTAGAGCATCACGAGTTCATAGTCGGCACCGAGCACCACCGCGGTACCCGGCGTGATCGCGCGAGAAAGCCCCATGATCAGGGCGACGATGCCGTCGATCTTGTTCTCCGGGCGCTCTTTCCTCGGATAGATGTTGTCCTTGGCGTCGAGATGCGCGACGACGTTGCTGGCCATCCAGCCGAGTACCGGATCGCCGTCGTGGATCAGCTTCTCCTGCAGGACCAGCGCTTCGAGCGTCTTCATCGGTTCCGAGAAATTGAGCACCGTCGGGCGGACCTCAATCATCGGCAGGCCCTCGGCGAGCATGCGGGTCGACAACTGCGTCGCCTGGAACGGGTCGAAGGCCACCGCCTGCACCGCGAAGCGCGAGGCGAAGTCGATCAGGTCGGCCTCGATCCACCCGAAGTCGATCACGTTGCCGGGGGTGACCGTCAACCGCCCGCTGCCCATCCAGCCGGGATACTGGCTATTGCCCGTGGCGTACACCGTGTCCTCGGGCAGGTAGTAGCGACCGAACACCGCGAACGCACCGTCGATCTCCAGATGCGCGAAAACCAACAGCAAGGCGGCAATGTCGGTCTTGCTGGCGAGATCCAGCCCGATCCAGCAGGGCTGGCCGGCGTAAGCGTCGAGATCGAGTCCGCTGTCGGCGCAGCGATCCCACGCGCGCATGTCCATCCACGCCGTGTCGGCGTTGACCCACTCGTTCAGGTGCTTGGTCTTGAAGTTGTTCACCGCGCTCGGCATCTGCATGGCTTTGGCCTGCAGCGGCAGCAGCACTTCCGAGCGAACCGAGATGCCCCAGTTGGGATTGGCCTTGATCAGGGACTCTTCGAGGGCCCAGTCGTCCCCGTCATCGAGCCCGTAGACCACGCCGAACTGGCTGTCGTCCTGGAAGACGCCGTCAAGCAGGCGCGTCACGAAGGTGCGGACCTCGTAGCAGATGCCGGCACGGTTGCTGCCCGCAGTGGTGATCACCCACAACAGCGAGTTGTCGCGCTTGCCGGTACCGGTCTCGACCACGTCATAGACGGTGCGCGTCTTGTGCGCGTGCAACTCGTCGATGCAGCCGAAGTGGATGTTCAACCCGTCGAGGGTAGAACCTTCAGCGGAGAGCGCTTCGAATTTCGAACCGCTCGCCAGCACGTGGATATTGTGCGCCCCGACGCCGACCCCGAAGCGGCTCCGGAAGCCGGCCGACTGGCGGGCCATCGCCTGCGCATCCCCAAACACGATGCGCGCCTGGTCGCGGGTCGTGGCCAGCGAATACACCTCGGCGCCGCCTTCGCCGTCGGCGGCTAGCATGTAGAGGGCCACGGCCGAAGAAAGGGCCGATTTTCCTGAGCCGCGGGGCACTTCAATATAGGCCCGGCGAAAGCGCCGCTTGCCATCGGGCTTCACCCAGCCGTAGACGGTGGTCAGGATGAAGACCTGCCAGGGCTCCAGGTGGATCGGCTGCCCGGCGAGCGGCCCCTTGACGTGCGGCAATCGCTCGACAAACGCGCACAGGTTGTCGGCGGGCTGGAAGCGCCGCCCCTGTTTGTCGACCAGCACAGGATTGAAGCGGTACGGGCTGTCCTTGCCTTTGAACCGATTCAGATCGTCGAGTTGGCGCTGGCAGGCCAGGCGAACCCACTGGCACGCGGCAATGTCTCCCCCGACCACGGCTTCGGCATATCGCCGGGCAATGGCAGCATAGTTGCGGTTCGCCATCAGCCGGCAATCTCCGACCAGGGATCTTCCTCACTGTCCACATCGACCGCCAGCGAAATCCGTGAACGCGCCGCCGGCGTGAATCCCATCTCGGCCTCGTAACCCTTCATCTCCAGCGCCAGATCCCGGATCACGTCCATCAACGGAGAACGCCGCAGGATGCCGCTCGGCGTCTTGATGATCATCCCGGAAACCCCGGCGCGGTTGATCTTGGACAGCGCCTCGCGGTACAGCCCCGAGCAGTTGGCCCACCGCTCCAGCACCGCGCCGTCGAGCGCGGACAGCAGGCCGGGTGGCGAATTGGCCACCGCGTAGTTCCACGCTTCCTTGGCGCTCTCGGACATGTAGTCGGGCGGGGTGCACAGCGCCGTCGTCGGCTTGGGCTCGCGCACGTTGGTCCGGCACTTCTGCAGCGTCCCCTTGATCTCCTTGACGACCACGGGCAGGGGCTTACGTCCGGGCATGACTTCGAGGGTTCCTGGAATGGTCTAACGCCTTGTAAACACGGGATATTTTGGCCATTTTTGCACAAAAAAAGATTTTCATTTTGCACGCGCAAAAATCTGGGCTGGCGCACGCGTTTGTCATCTGCTGTTGTAGAGATTCAAGGCCCCATGGGGCCTGCAGCCCGACGTTTCACTGTCTCTCGCGCCGTTTTAGCGTTATGGCATTTAATACAAAGGCATTGCATTCCGCTTTTGTCATATCGAGCGCCGCCGTCCTTGATCGGGACGATGTGGTCCACCACCGTCGCGGCGACCAATAGGCCACGACGGTGGTGGAC